ATTCTTTTATTTATTATGTTATTATTTATATCAATTTTATTATTTACTTTTACTATTTACTATTTACTATTTACTTTTACTATTTACACCCTTGAAGATTTAAAACCACACCCTTTAGAAAAATTATCGGTATAAATTTATAAATATTTGGTTCATTTTAATTCTTCAATGGTGTAAACGCCTTTTAGTATATTCACTTCTTTTTTAAGCTCTTTTACTTCTTTTTTAAGCTCTTGAACCTCTTTGATTAAAATACCAATTAGACAAATATAATTTACTGTTTGAATACGGTCTCCATCTTTTTCGCCGTCTACTAAAAATGAAATTTGTTCTTTAAGTTCGTGTGCAATTAAACCTATGCTTTCTTTTTTATCTTCTTTAAATTTAAAGTAAACAGGCCTTAGATTATCTATATTAAATTCGTCTAGAGTAATATCTTTAATATCTTCTTTAATACGATAATCTGAACCTAAACAAACCGAACCAGAACAATTTATAGTTCCGTCAACATCTAGTGCATATTGGGGGTTTGGTTGATTTATACCAACAAAACTAGTAATAATATTAGAACTAGGTTCAGTTATAAAAGTTAACGGATTAGTGTAAACAAAATTTTGAGATGCGCTATCATAACAAGAGCTAAGAAACTGAACAGTGGAACCGACTGCACTACCATCAACGGGTCCCATACCAATACACATATATTGATTAAAACAGTTGTTAAGTGTTCCTGTGCTTTCTAACATCAATATTGGCATAACACTTGCAGCATTTGGCGATTGATTTGCAGGATACGTTGAAGAGAAAGTTGCACAAGATGGGAAACTAGGATTACTTAAACCGGTATAACTCGAAATTGGGCTTATATTACCAGTAGATTGTTGAATACTTCCATTTACATTTAATATATTTTGACTACCATTAAGTTGATATATAATACCATTACTTGTACATGCATAAACAATTATTCCATCTTCGCTAATACAAATACCTGTCCAATTTGCATATGGTGATGATGACGATTGATACCAATTCACACCGTAATTAGTGGAATAATAAATGTATCCACCATCTTCGCCTGCTACTTGATATTGTCCGGTTGAAGAAACAGCTATACATGAAAATGTTGTTCCAGATGTTCCACTTCCCAATTCAAATGCTACACTACTACTAGTGTCTAAATAATAAATACCTGTTGTTCCTGAAGCATCCTGTCCAATCAATGAAATATATTGTAATGAATAACTCGCCGCAATTGGAGTTGTTCCACTAACCGATGGACAATTTGGTATTGTTAAATTATAAGTAGCCTGATTATTTGCGTTATTTAAACTTAATATTAAGTTAGAAGATGTTCCATTGTTTATTATGTAAATTATATTGGAGTTATACAACAAAAACGTATTACCTGTTGTATCATCCATTGATGCTACTAAATATGAAGGGTTGCTGTATGCTATATTCGTAGCATTAGCAATATTATTACTATTGCTAATAAGATCAACGATAAATATATAGTAATAGGATTGGTAATACAATTGGTAATACACATATTGAGAATTTCCGGCTACTATTACATTATTAATGTTACCTGAAATATCAGAAAAACCAGTATTAGATACATAAGCTTCATAATTAATAATAGATTGTCCTGTAGATTCTGAAATATAACAATTTCCGTTTGTTAAAGTTCCTGCAGCCTGAATAATTCCATTTGGTGAAATTGCTATATTTGTATATCCTCCGACATTTGAATATATACTAAATGTATTACCATAATTAAGTGATACCATAACTATGTCAGAAGTATTTACTATTACATTTTGTCCGGTTCCTGATGTTGCAATTGTTAAAAAATTATTAGTATTATTATTATATATTGGTGTCCATATACTGTTAAATTGTGTGATTGTTGAACCTATAGAAATATTTCCACTCGTTCCAATATTTCCATTCACATATAAAGCAAAAGATCCATCTGTATATGGAAATCCAATTCCAACAGTTCCAGTAGAATAATATATATTTGACGCATCTGTAGTCCATTGGGTTGTTCCTGAATAAGGAAGGCCATTTTCTAAGAGCGAACCAGTAAAATTAATATTTCCACTGACATCTAAACCACTTGACATACTACTGGAACTGTTTCCAATTCCAACAACACCACTAAATTGTGCTAAATACGACTGACCATTTGAATTAATGCCGCCTCCAGAAGTAATGCCGTTTCCAGCACTAATATTTGAACAATTGATATCTATACAGCTGATAGTTCCATATCCTGTATTATTAACATAGAGATTTCCACTTATATACATATTTCCACTCACGTCTAGTTCATAGGCCGGGGTTGGATTATTTATACCAACATAACAATCTGTAGATGATATTGATTGAAGCGTTAGTGCTCTAATATTATTGTAACTACCATCATTTAAAGAATAAGAAAGAAGAAAATCAACAGCAGTTCCGGATTGAGAATTATTCAAAGGCCCCATACTAATACACATAGTTTGGGGCCATATTGAACCAAATGTTCCTTCGCTTTGTAATGTTAGCATTGGAATTCTATCTCCATTACCTGCGGTATAACTTGAAAAAATATTTGAACAACAAGGATACGTTGCTGAATTTTGTAAATTAGTATATGAACCAATTGAAAAACCAGAATAAGTAAGACCCGAATTTCCATTCACATCAAAAGTATATGATAATAGGATAGGAGGGTATCCAATTCCAACAGTACCACCGTTTGATGCTAAATATACATTCCCACTTACATCAAGATATCCAGATATAAACTGATTTCCACTGACATCTAGAGAATATCCAGGTGATATGCTTGAAGTTCCAATTCCAACACCACCGCTGAATTGTGCTAAATATGTCGAACCGTATGAATAAATTCCTCCTCCAGAAGTAATATTTCCAGAAGTAATATTATATGAACAGCTGATAGTTCCATTCACGTCTAGTTCATATGCCGGGGTTGGATTATTTATACCAACATAACCATTTACTACATTAGAACTTGAATCAAATGATGAAGATTGCAATGTTAAAATAGGACTGTAATATGGTGTAGCACTATCTATAGTACCCGAAGGGTCAAATGTTAAATAGTAATATGAAAGATTAATATCTAGTCCAGAACCTACATTACCTACAGTATTAGTAGTAGAATATAATGACATATTTGCAGAACTTGGAAAATTAAGATTAGGAGTTCCGCCATATCCCATATTTAGCATAATCATTTTGGACGATTGTGATGTGAAAGAATAATTATTTTGCAAAGTTATTAGAGACGGAGATTGCAGATATTTATCTGGACCATAATTGCCAATATTCGAACTAGGAGATTGAATTGAACCACTCACATCTAATGTAATAAAATTTGCAGACCCATCAAAAGTATTATTACCAGTAAAAGTATTATTACCAGTAAAAGTATTATTACCAGTAAAAGTATTATTACCAGCCTCAGTAACAAAACCAGTTGCAGTAAAATTACACGAACCGTCAATAATTGTATTACTGTTTGCATTTCCAATATGTATAGTTGATGTTTGGGAACCGATTTGTAGTGTTCCATTGTTAGAAGTATCAATGTTTCCAAACGTTAAATATATATTATCAACAACAAGATTCCCACTGATATCCAAATTCCCACCTATATATTGATTCCCACTGATATCCAAATTCCCACCTATATATTGATTCCCACTGACATCCAAATTGCCGCTGACATCCAAATTTCCACCTATAATCTGATTGCCAATGATATCAAAATTTCCGCCGATATCCAAATTGCCGCTGACATCCAAATTTCCACCTATAATCTGATTGCCACTGACATCCAAATTGCCACTGACATCCAAATTGCCACTGACATCCAAATTGCCACCTATAATCTGATTTCCACTGACATACAAATTGCTACTGACATCCAAATTGCCACCTATAATCTGATTTCCACTGACATCCAAATTGCCGCTGATATCCAAATTTCCACCTATAATCTGATTGCCACTTACATCCAAATCCCCACCTATATATTGATTCCCACTGACATCCAAATTTCCACCTATAATCTGATTGCCACTGACATCAATGTCACCATAAATTATAATATTACCACTAATGTCACTTTCAAAATTAATATAACTTTGGGGTTGTCCTAATTTTTGTGTAATTAATAAATTATTAGATGTGTTATAATTACTTGCTACCATATTATGTTTGGAAGCGTATTGTAAACCACCATATTTTCTAAATGACATATATATATATAGAACTTTAAATTAATAATAAAAACTAATATATTTATAAAAATATATTTATAAAAATATATTTATAAAAATATAACTTATATAATAAATATAAATACATATTTTATTGGGAATTATTACTATATATTTTTCCAAAATGTTAAAATAATGAAAATTCATTAGACTTAATTCTGTAAGATTTGGATTTGGATTTGGAATAAGATTTAGGTTTTTTATAAACTTTATATGTTTTGTGAGTTTTTTTATGTCTATGACGTTTTCTTGGAGTAAAAGAATAATTATCAACTGTTTTTTCATCAATTGCGATTGGTACAATTAATTCTTCATTTGATAATGGACTAGAGAGATAATTTGTTGGTTTAGATACAAGAATAATAGGTTTATCTGTGTCACGAGATGTATAGCTGTCAATATAATCTTTATTTATATAGGAATGTTTTGTATGTTGTAATTCAGTAGTAGATAATTTTGGCAACTCAATTTGATAAACGATAGGTTTATGTCTAAATGTAGGTGAAATAAAATCTTTTTTAAGTCTTTTGTCAAGAGGCATATCAATACTAGGAACATTAAGAATAGTAGCTAAATCTTCGTTGTCAAGACTAATATCAAAATATTTTTTATTTCCATCAGTATTAGAAGTGAGAGAAAGGTTTGCTATATTTCCATCATAGTCAGCATTCCAATTGACTTGATTAAAACTGTTTTTCCCATTATTACGAATAAGCGTTTGAGTTAATCCCTTATTTTCAATATAACTATTAAGCATATTTATATTAAAAGCATATTATTTTTTATTTAATATGTAAAATAAACAGTTTTAAAAATATATAAATTATATAATATGGAACTTAATTTTACAGAATTAGATAACATAAATACAAAAAATCCGTATGAAACATTTGATTATAATGGTTATAATAATGAAACAAATGTAAATCCTGAAAAATATTGGCAGCAAAATGCTGAAAATAAACAACAAACAAAAAAGAAGAAAGTATCATTTGATGATATTTTATCAAATATGAATTTAGTAGTAAATAAATCAGGCGTTTTGCAATTTATGTCTCAACAATCTCAAATTGAAGAACCCTATCAAGTGATGTATGAACATAAATATCAAGAACCAATAAATATAAAAAAAATAAATGAGTCATTAGACCCTTCAGTAAAGCATAGTTATATTTATAACAAATATTTTAAAGATTATCAAGATACGGCCCCAAAAGAACCACAAATTAGAGTTCCAAAAACTATACAAGAATATAGACAAATGCTTTTAGAGGATAAAATAAAAGCTTATGAACAAAAAAAAAAAATAAATGAAATAAAATCAACAAAATTACTGTTTACTTCTAACCGAGAATACATTCAACAATCAAATCCAAGAAATATGCAAGCAAGCAGAAATAGGTTAAGAACGATGAATTTTAGATAATCGTTTTTTTTATAAATTAAAAAAATAATTATCATTTATAAATGAATATATTAGTATTAATAATATTTAACAATGCAAATATATATGATAAAATGTTAGAACTACAAAAAAGTTATATAAATAATGTTATACCAAATAATAGTAATAATAGTAATATTAATAGTAATATTAATATTAATACATATTTTGTAACATTAAAAGAAGACCTTTCAGAAGATATACTATTAATTGATGATATTATTTATGTAAAAGGAAAAGAGTCATATACAAATATTTTATATAAAACAATGAAGGCATTAGAATATTGTATATATACATTAAATAATAGTTATGATTACATAGTAAGAAGCAACATATCAACTATTATTAATTTTAATAATCTATGTATTTATTTATCAGCATTAACAACGACCAATTTATATACTGGTTGCAAACTTGAAACATTGCTTTGGGAATTGCAACCATATGAGATAAGTGAAAATAAACAAAATGATAGAAATAAATATTTTGGATTAAAATATTTTCAAGGAATAGGAATTATATTTTCATATGATGTAGTTAAAAAATTGTTAGAAAATTTACCGTATATTGACTATGATATCGTCGATGATGTTAAATTAGGATTAATAATAAGTGAGTTATTACCTGAAGTGTACAATAATATTGATAAGATTCACTTACCACCATTAAGTTATAATAAATGCGAGGAGAACAGTGTATTTATTAGAAATAGAACCCAAAATAGATTAATTGACATTAATAACATGAATTTTTTTATAAATAATTTAACTAATATTAAACATATGAATTATGATAAAGTAATTCATATTACATATAAAAATATAGGCAAATTGGAAAATACAAAAAACCAGTGGATTAAATTAAATCCTAATTATAAAATTGAATTGTATGATGATGATAGATGTTTGCAATTTTTAAATGATAATTTTGGAAAAAAATATTGTGATATTTTTAATTATATAAAAGATGGACCTATTAAAGCAGATTTTTTTCGCGTTTGTTTAATCTATATGTGTGGTGGAATTTATGTAGATGCTGATGTTATGCCATTACTTTCATTGGATGAATTTATAGAAGAGGATGTTGATTTTGCAACTTGTATATCTTATAATTATGTAAAAAATAAAAACAGATTTAAATACAATCCTCATTTTATAGTATCAAAAAAATTCAACAATCACCTATATAAAACTATAAAATGTTATGAAAAATATTATGATGAACAAATGGTTTATAATTATTGGGAATGGTCAATATGTGCGTTATTTGATATAGATATAAATTTTGAATTTACACCAGAAAATAGTACCCTTATTTTAAATAATAAAAAATATCAATTTTTAATTGAAATAGTTGTTTACGAAAATATTTGTTATGATTTTACAAATATACTAGATAGCAATCGAAAACATAAAATAACTATTTTTGATTTAGTTAAATGTGCTTATAAAAATGTAGATGTTTTATATAATTTTAAAAATAAAAATTTATTAGAATAAAAATTTATTGTAATAAAAATTTATTAGAAAATATTCTGTTTATGTGTTTTTATTTTCAATTCAAATATATATGTTAAATATTTTCACATTTACAAATTTACAGGCCTAAAAACTATATAAAATACAACATTTTTGAAATCTATTTTTAAAATCAGTTTTTTGAGTTGTAATAACTGTAACGTTTCCTCTACAAAGTGAACAATTTAACTCGGATTTTTTAAAGCATGATTCTAGACAAAATCCGCAAAATTTATGATTGCAATTCAAGGAACAAATTTCTACTTTCTCTCTAATTTCCATACATATACAGCAATTTTTATCTTCTTCAGAAATTTCTAATTCAGAAAGTTTAATTTGTATATTTTTTTTAGAATTATTAAACGTCACGGCTTCTGGAAGTGGTTGGTTAAAATACCTAAAGTTATGCGCATAATCAATAACTTCACTATTTATATTTTCATTTCTCTCTTCATTTACAGTATTAACGCTTTCAATTATTCTAAAATCTGGCGTTCTATTAATTGACCAAGTTATTTCAGTTGCAGGAGTAACTGATTCTGTTGTCGGTGTAATATTTGTCATACAAAAATCTTCAATGGGTTCTTGAATTTGTTGTAAATTATATTCAGACATCTTAGCGATGAATTTGATGGTTGATTATATTTAATATTAAAAATAAAAAGCATTTCAATTTTATTTTTAATATTAAATATAATAAAATACTTAAAACAACTTAAAGACAATTTCATTATATAATTTGTGTTAGGATACACACAGGTGTAAGAAAGAAATATCTTTTTTATATTTTACCTAACAGCATTAACTCTGTTTAGCTCAGTTGGTAGAGCATTCGACTGTAGTAGTTTGAATGATAACTTTTGTTATCGAATGGTCAACGGTTCAATTCCGTTAGCAGAGATAAATAATGTTTTATAACAAACATTATTTATTATAATTTAATATAATTAATATAATTAATATAATTAATATAATTAATATAATTCAATTAAAAATCGCATTCTTCACCGTCACATACAACATCAAAATCCATTAATTCATTTGATGATTCTGACCTTTTACTAATTTTTTCTTCAACTATTTCATCAATTTTAAGCCTTACATTATCACCTTTTAATCTTATAACATTTCCAAAAAGTTTTTGGATATTTTTTGTAGTGAGTGACATTTCTGCATTTTTTGATTCTTCTATATTTTTAGGTTCTTCTGTATTATCAGTTTTTTCACATTCTTTAATTGCTTTATATAGTTGACCAGTTTCTAACTTTTCATATAAACGGTCTACAACGTAACTATTATTTTTAAAATATTTTAATAACTTTTTTCTATCTTCCTCTTTTTGTTGTTCTTCTAATTTTCTTTCTTTTTCCCTTTTTTGTTCATCTTTAATATTTTGAATTTTGAATTCTTCTTGAATCTTATCCTGTCTTCCATAAGGGTCCATTACATCTTCAATAAATTGACTTAATTTACGTGGGTCAGTGATTTTATCATTAATTCCAAATCCACACAAAACCCATTTTCTTATAGTCATTTTCTTAATTTTTTCAGCATTTTCCATTTCTTTAATGAACATATCATCAATTATTGAAAAAGCAGATTTTAAAATAAGTAAATTATTAATGTGTCTATCTTTTTCTTTAATTAACCTTTCTATTTCATTCTCCAAAGCTTTTATTGATGTTTTTTTTTCCTTTCTTTTTTTTGATTTTAATACAGCAATTAGATAATTTTTTTGATTTTTAACTTCTTTTAATGAATTGATTTTTCTTTTTCTTATATCTTCTATTTTTTTTATAATTAAAAATACATTTGTATTATAAATAATAGGATAACTAGTTCTAATATCCTTTGGTATTATAAATTGATTTGTTTCCTTTATTTCATTAATTTTTTTTTCAGTTTCATCTAATTTAGCCTTTATTATTAGTTTTGTTTCTTCCCTTGTTCCAGAATGAAACAATAAAGTAGTTCCAGAGAGAAATTCAATAGAGGTTTGCAATTTATCATATTGATGAGATGAAATCTTATGAGCTTCTGATGTTGCATCCAGTTTTAAATAATTTACAACAGTTAAAAGAAAAGCAATTATACCATTTATTCCTGCCAATAAATACATACCCCATGCATAATCTTTTGTAAGAGATGATAAAACAGTTGCTGCGGTTGATAATAAAATAGAAGGCATCATTAAATAATTTAATCGTGTTTCACAATAAGTTTTTGACTCCATATAAATCAGTTTTTGTCCTCTTAAATAAGTAGCTAAAATATCAAGAGCACTTGAATGATACTCATTATCATTAAAATAATCAGTCATAATTTCAGATTCAATCTCTTTATATGTGTATTTTTTATAAGTTATAGCTTCCTTTTTTTTTGAAATAATATTTCCAGATAAATCTAAGATATTTCCAGATGGATCAGTTATTATATTGCCTGACGCATCCTTGGCTGCGTTGTTTGGAATACTATTCGTTGATGTTATTTCATCTTCATCAATATAGCCTAGTCCTTCGACTTCAACTAATTCTTCTTGATATGATTGAGGTGAAATTAAATTATCTTTTATTTCAGAAGATTCAACTTGTGCATCTACATATGATGTTCTTGACATAAATTTATTATCTAATGAATTTTGTCTAGAAATAGTAGAATATTTTTTTTGGTTTGTATCTTTTTTTATTCTGCCTAATGTATTTATAGTTTTTTTATTCATAATATTTAATGATATTTAATAAAAATATAAACTTATATTATAATGTCTAAAACGTATAAAAATGGACGTGGTTCTACCACAAGAGGTTGGAAGAATGAAAAACCAGGATATCATCAAAAAACAATGATGTTAAAACAATGTGGAAAAAAATGCTTTTTAGGACCTAATAAAAAGTTTCCTATTTGTAAAAAAAATACATGTAAAGTAAGTTCAAAAGGAGTTTATTCCGCATACATTAGAGCTCGTCAATATCATAATAAAAATGTATCAAAAAAAGCCAAAAAAATGCTTATTCATATGGGAGTTAAACGTAAATAAGTAATTAAATATAAAATTGATTTAAGTTTTAGAATTTAATTTATAAATATAATATAATCTTAAAAATATGTATTTAACAAATGCTGATGCAATATATAAATTTGAATTATGTGATGATTGGGGCTTTTATATTGACATTGAAATCAATGAATTTATATATGATAATTCTGAAATAATAAAAAAAAAATATAAAATTAAAAATGTATATCCATATAATAAATTTAAAAAAGATTATAAATGTGACCATATTGAAACTATTTGTGAAGAGTATGAATATTATTGTAAAAAAAATACAGATAATAGTTTAGGAATTGAAAAATATACTACACCAGAGCGTTTAAAAAATGAAAAAACGTCAATACTTATTATGGTTAGTTCAACTACTTTAATTACGTTTGCATTGACTTATTTTGTATATTTCGTTATGTAGGTAGTAGAGACAATTATTATAAGATTACGAACAATTGTATCCTGTATTTTCATAAAAAATAGTTTTCTAAAATTATTATCTTACTTATTGTATATAATAAAATCGGTAAAATTATTTATTCCACATGTTGTATTTCCAAATAATGTACCGGAAGGGTCAATTATATAATTATTATATGTTGGAAGCGAAGGATTAATATATGGAACAGTTGTTGTAATAGGAATTTGACAATTTCCTGATAAATCAGTAATAGTACATATGTTTTCTAAATTTAATTGTGTATATAAATTTATATACAAACTTGTTTTATCAAATGTAGGAATAATTGGATTATATTTTAAAACATTCGCTTTTTTAAGCATTTGAAGATTGCTTTGTGAATTAATATTTCTATTTGGATGACATATATTTGGTTGACAATAAACAGTAGACGCTTTTTTATTTAATACATAATCACCCGCATTCATAGGTTCTTGAAATTTGTCAAAGGCAGCTTTACCTGAATAATTTTTAAATGGTCTAGACATATATTTATTAAAGATATTATTAAATTTAAAATTAATGTAATAATATTACGTGTAATATCATATTTGCAATGATTTTTAGATTTTCTCAAGTTGAGTAATTTCACTTTTTACATTTCAAATTCTTATTTTGAAGGTTAATGCTTTTTAGAACAAAACTGTCACTATCATGTATTGTATATAATAGAATAAATGTAGGGTTTACATATTAAAGGTCATAAATAGTTGTAAGAAGTAATGTTATGCTGTAATCCATATTATTTAAATTAATAATTCGTCCGTATTCATCCATCAATTGAATAGTAAAACTATTAAGATTAACAGGTCCAAAATATTCTCTTGGTGGAGATGATACATTAGTAAAATTTGAGATGTATCTAGTATATGGAGATACATTTGCAACAGGCAATTGTGCCAATATATTATTATTTAAAATAGAAGAATTTAATGCAGAATAAAAATTTTTTACTACATTGTTATTATGGTCATCTAAAATTAAATAGATATACTTGGGTCCAATTACATCAATAACTCCTTCAGAAATATAATTTAAATTATTAACATATAATCCATTTCTAAAACCTAACATCCACCCTAATTTAAGAGGCAATGGTGTAGATTGGTCCGGATTTCCATATATATCTGTTTGGAAATTTAGTTGATATGAGTCAACTGTTCCAGCTGTAATAGGTCCAACTAAGGTCTTATTCGTTCCTAACAAATTTCCATTTGTAGCATTATTATTTAAATCAGAATTAAATGTAATTAGATTAAAAGGATTTCCGAGTGTGATTAATGAAGAATTAATTGATGCAATAACACTAAATTGGTCATATTGGCCATCTTGTATGCTTATAGTAGCAGTTTGAGCTGACCCACCTGTTTCTGTAATAGTTATTGTAAAAAAATTATTACCATATTGTTTAGAAATTGGATAATATGATAATGGTAAATTTAATGACGCCATTTCTAGTTGCAATACATCATTGAAGTTTGTAGGTAATGTAAATGTAAAATTTGTAGAAGAACTAGTGTAATAATTGTCTCTAAATCTAGTATCAATAACTAAATTTTTTTTTACTAATCTTTTATGAATAGGATTAATAACGCCTGGATA